CCGTAACACACTTTCTTTACGTTCTGCCAACTCTATAAAATTTTCTCGGCTGGCTAGATCTATTCTAAAAGCTAGACTCTGTCCTAGAAAAGCAATGGCATCAATTAACGCAAGATATTCACTGCTTTCAATATAATCGTTGAAATCTTCTGGATAGTTTTCTCTAAAATAAGCAATGATGACTCTACGAAGATTTTCAAAATCGTAACTTTTGAAATCTGCATTTTGAAAAGTCTGGTAGATTCTGGTCCAGTCTTCGTTCAATATCAAGTTGTTTTGTCTAGACGTTGTGGTCATTTTGCTATCCTATCATGTATTTAACTAATAAAATTAACTGCTTAGTTAATAATATTATTTTCTCGATCAAAATCAAAAGTCATTCGTTCATTGATATTAAATGGAATATAAGTTATATCTGCTTCTATTCGTATACCCATATCTGTGCTGTCTATAATTACTCCATTAATTGCAATACGAGGATCATAGTTAATGATCTGTTCAACATCTTCTGTGATAAGTTTTTTGACTTCTTCGGTGAATTGTTCAAACAACAGATCCCATATTACTGTACCAAAATCGGGATTCATTAATTTCTCGCCTTTGCGAATATAAAAATGATTTATGATATCCTGCTTGACCAGATCAATGTCATACAATTTGAAGTTAGATTTGGTTTCTTGAGAACTGAAACCCTTGTAGGTAAATGCTGCGGTGCTGTTGGTACCGGTGCTGGCGGTGAACGCAGCCACTGATTGCTTGTTATATATTTTTGCCATTTTATGTATCCCTATCAGTATTTTTTGGTGTCAGCAGTGTTGGTGCTTGATTCTCATGCAATGCCCACGGTTCGTGCATAGGAATTCTTTTCATTATGCTTGTTGTAGTTCCTGTTTGATATCTCTTTTTGTTGCCCCATTCACCACGAGAACTGGTCTTGGGATTGACGTGTGTACTCAGTGGTGAAGCTGGTGCAGCCGCTGTTGCAAGTCCAGAATTTAAATTAATATTACCGCCGTCGATATTTGTTCCCGATGATTTAATATTAGTTGCGCCGCCTGACGACAATTTAGTACCTGATCCTGACACTAAATCAAATCCTGCGCCCACAGTAATTTTTCCATTTGCAGCAGCAATTATGTTAACATCTGCAACAGCTTCTAGTTGTATCTTTCCGCCGGCAGCTTTGACATTAACATTTCTACCAGCTTCAAAATTTATGTCTCTATCAGCACGAAAATTTAAATCATTCTCAGTGTGTATACTAATACTATCCTCGGCAAAAATATCTATTTTGCCATTGCTGGTTAATTCAATCCAAGTGGTGCCACGTGAATTTCCTATATAAATTAAGTCTTCACTATTGTGCAAAAGTATTTGATGTCCGGTGCGAGTACGCACTCTAAAATATTCATTGAAGGGAATATCTACGTTACCTTTTTCTTTTTTTTCAACTTCTGCATATTCAACTGGGCCTTTACCTGCAGGCTTTTTTCTAATAAAACGATCATCACCGTCATCCATTACTAGGGTAGTACCTCCAAGTCTACTAGCCGGAAGTTGCACAGGACTTTTGCTTTGCGGACTGCCTATAAATTGTTTCTTGGCATTGGCGCCTCTATCAAATGGGCCTGGAGTTGAGATACCAAATACTGAATTAGGTACCATGCGTCTACCGCTTGACGTGGTTATTCCTCTAACATCATCCTCTAATAGACCCTGTTCTAAGAATCTGTCAGCTATAGGATGAATGGCTTTTTTTATTTTTTCAGTGTTTGTGCCTTTTTCAAGAGTGTTGGCTTTTCTATTAATTTCTGCTACAGGCAACGGCAATGTGGTATCGTATTTCTTTTTTTGTTCTGCGGTAGCTTCAAAGGCGGCTGATGCGCTTATGGCCGGAATCATCTGATTCATAAATCTACCGGGCACACAGCCTATAAAATAACCTTCAGACGCATCACCATTTACAAAGGCTACTAGTACTGTGGTGCCTATTTCTACAGTAGGAAACCACATGCCATAAGTTTTTTGTGTGTCATTGAAATCAGCCACATTCTGGCCCATGTTTTCATAAGCAGTGGATCCATAAAAAGGACTGGCATATTTGACACTATAACTTTGTCCACTGTCTCCAATGTCGTTGCCAATTTCTCTCAACAGAGTAACTTCAAGACCGCACATAAACGATGGGTCAAGGTAACCAACCACCTTGGCCATCATTATGCCTACGGGTAGTTTGGTACTGCCAAGTTTTTCGGGTGATCGTTTTTCTATTGACATCTGTTATCCTGGGAAATCGCCAAGGTCGGCGTTGTTTTGTGCTATTTCTTCATCTGTATAATCAACAGGACCAGTTTTTGGTTTTTCTTCTTTTGTAGTGTCGTACACTGATGAATTTTCTGCGGAGATTTTTGCTGTGCCTACATAGTCGATATCTTGTTGTGGTTGACGAGATAGATCTAGAGTCTGTTGAAAAGTTCCGCCGGAAAATTTACTCTCCACAGCAGTAACTTTGTAAATTCCACTAAACGGAGTTACTTTTCCACCGTTGGGAAAATTATACAAACCGCCTTGTCCTGTGGTGCCAAGATTAGGTTCAACGGGATTGCGCCAAGTAATATAAATGAATATCTCACTGCCTTCCCAATTCATAGATGCATCTGCCTTGATTTGATCGTTGGGTCCTTGATCTGCAAAATAATTTGAATTTAGCCCGCTGTCAGAAAGAAAATATAAATCCCCTAGGATATCTATTTTTACAGTGGTCATGTCTTGACCTCTAGTGAACGATTGATTAAAATTATCTGCCACCATTTGTTCAACTGTTTTTTCGCCAGATGCCGACGGAAAAGTTAATAAAGGATTTGGTTTAGTAGGTGCAGATCCGGTGACTGCTGTTGTGCTTTCGGGAGCATCACCTGTTTTTAATCTTCCCTGTGGTACTTTTTCTTCCGCAGTATCACTGGTTTCTTTGTTGGCAATATTGGCATTGTTTTGTATAGGAGTAGGAGAAATTCCTGTGTAAAATTGTCCGTTGAATTGCAGGTCAAATTTTATTATATCATTGTTTTGACCGGTGAATAGATAGTCATATCTCTTAGCAAGTATTCTTTCTAATTTTGCTTGTCCAGGCGTAGCCGAAGTAGCATTTTGAAAAATGGCGCCGCTGACCTTAAATGGCACCACCCTATAGATATATCTCCTTGCTCGCATATTTCTAATAGGATCAAACTCCAACAATTGAATCTGAACATCAATCCTAAACCAATCGACAAATCCGTCTTTGACAGCTTCCGGTTTCAATCTTGAAATACAGTATTCGCTGGCTAGCATCACACGCTGGATTACTTCTGTAATCTTTGTTGACTGCGGAAATCTTATTTCTCGTTGTTTGGGATCAATGGTCATTGTTTCTCTTACAATTCTGCCATCTTCGTCAACTGTGTCTCCGGCCAGTTTAAAATTGTAATTGCCGCCAGAGGTTTCAGAAAAACCCATGCTGGCTTTGCCCATATCACCATCACCAAAATTCTCAGCCAGAGACTGTCTTTCAGCGGCAGAAATTGTTTGAGTTTTTTCTTTTTTTGGATCTGCTATGGCTTTGAGCAGTTCGGTATTATCAGTGGAGTCGATGCCTATCGGATCTGATGAATTTATAGGAAATACAACTTCGTAAATATCTGCATACCTAGCCTGGCCGTCGCTAACTTTCTTCAACTGTGTTTCATTTAATCTTGCACAGAGACTTTCTTGTCCTGACACCAAGACTTCAGCAGCTGTCATACCTGTGATTTTTAAATCTGTGGTGATATTTGTGACCACATCACTGAATCCAGTGTAGTGCATAGGTGCAGCTTCAACTGTATACTTACTGCCAGCTTCGTCTACTTTGAATTCTACTTTGGTTATTTTAATTGTGAAGTACTTGGTCAACTCATCAGAACCCTTGTACACCGCACCGTTATCAGAGGATCCGTTGATTTCAAGTTTTAACAAATAGGGACAGTCGTTGAGATAGGTAGGATATCCTGCATTTATAGCGGCTGCTTGCAAACTTTGTAAAAATATCCCCAAAGAATAAGGTTCATATACATCAAATTTAAAACTTGATACATTGGTATTCCCAGACTTTGCACTACCACCTAATTGTGCAACTAACACAAAATTATCAATAAAATATTCTGGAGCTCCGTACAAGGTATTTGTACGACTAACATCATATCTTCCTGCAGAAGACAACACAATGTTGTCCAACAAATACGGTGAACCTCGATATAAACTAGGTCTATTAAATTGTTCTGGTGTGAGGCAGGCCAAGGTCCACAGAGGTGAATAGGAAGCAAATTGCTCAAGTACATTCTGATATGGTGGCCCACCTGCTGGCGGTTTGACCGTGCCAAATGACTTGAGCAAACTAGTAAGGCTGGGATTTTCTATGACTTGTGCAATTTTTGAAACATTAAAACTAGCGGCATTAGCACTGACAGCATTGGTTATTTGCTTTGCTGCTCCTGTGACCAATCCTGAAGTGGTTGCAAATTGTGAAATTGCTTGGCCGGCAGGAGTCAATAAATTAGCAAATGTTCGACCAAGGTCTCGAATATCTGGCATATTATATTCCTATAAATCGTTCTATATTTGTTTTTTTAGGACAATATATTACAGTACCAGGAGCAAAATCGTATATGGGATCTTTGAGAATTTCCATATTGCGTTGAACAAACACCCACCAAAGATTAGGATTACCATAGAGGTCGAAGGCTAGTAAATCTGGCCTATGTTTGTATTGTGTTTCAATGGTATAGGCAAAATCGTCTGCTTCGGCCGGTACAGGTCGTATGGTCAATAATTCTAGATAAGAATTATTTGCCACAGTGTTGTAGTAAGGAGATGTTTTTTTATATGATGCCATATTATACAAATCCCTGGCCAGCCACAATATTGCCTTTGGCGTATTCTGCTAGATTAAACTGCCTTAGTCTTGTTCTGTTATAGATAGGAGCCACAGTCACTGAAATTGTACTCATTACCGGCACCCATGTTGGTGCGGCTCCTTTCAAAGAATGTTTGATATAGGCTGTGTCATCTTTAAAATCCACTGAGAAATTTTTAATTATCACTGGGACTCCTGAAAATACTCTAGCACCGTACCCTGTGAGATTACATATTATAGGTGGGTTACCTACATTGGGGCCGGAGCCAAAAAACATTCTTGTGGCAGTTTTTAAAAAGGTAGTAGCTTGAATCCAATATTCTGCATCAAGTTCATTTTCTACAGAAAATTCTCCAGAAATTTGTATATCGTCAATTTGACTATTTTTATAAGCATAAAACGGTTGGTTACTGTGTACTGGATCTATTTGAGAATAATTGGCTTTGGAAGAAACTGTGATGCTTGGCAGATAGGGCCATGTAAATCCTCCGGTAGACGACAGTCTTGAGAATGCTGTACCGAACAGTCCAAAGTTGGCATTGATTTTTACTCTCCAGTCATTAGCGGAACCCGGTTCTAACTTTACAAACGTGCCTTGCTGGCTAAATACCTCTGCACCACTGGGCAAGTTCTTTCCCCGGACCATACTTAATAAATTGTTTACCATGCCAGCAGCCGACGAAACCGACTTAGCCAGTGAAGCAATGCCTCCACCAAGACCACCGCTGGCCAATCCTAATTTATCAAGACTTGCTCCAATAGCAGCGCCAGCATTGCTGAGTCCTCCAGCGACACCTCCAAGTGACGCAGCGGCTCCCGAAATTGCGCTGGTAGCATTGGAAGCTATACCTTGTAGAGCACTGCCAACACCAGAGGCATTTGACGCAAGACTCTGCACGGTATTGCTAATGCCGCCCATAGCTCCTGTAACTCCACTTAATGCTCCTTTGGCATCGTTGGCAAGATTTCCGGCCGCAGCCGTAAATCCGTTAAGTCCAGTACCTATTTCCCCACTTAATCGACCAACCTTGGCATTTAGGTCTGATTTTAGTGAAGCAAAATTTTCTACCGACGTGTTAGCAGCGGCAGCTGCATCTGCAGCTATTGTTTCAGTTTGTTTTGAAATCCCTGCAACTAGTTTTGCAAAAGGGTTACCAGGCCCTGCTGATGGTGTTGTAGAACCGCCACCAAATGCTGCTGTTAATTTTTCATTAATGCCCCTGTTGTTGGCAACCTGTTGAGCGGTGATACCTTCAGGATCGCCGCTGGCTTTGTTGATTCGTGCAGCTTCTTGTGCTGGAGTTTCAGGATAAGAGTTACGTGCCATTTTGAGCAAATTTCCTTGTCATATAGACTATTTATTCTTGACAAAATGTGCTATTATATTACTAACCGGAGAATTTTAAAACAATGACAATAATTACGCAGCCTCCTAAGATCAAGTATCTTACCAACAAGGATCTACTAAAAGAAATACATCTCAGCAAGAATACCTATTGCACCTACAGCGATCCTGCATTT